GTAAAATATCTTGTCCGCCCTCTTGTTGAAGTCTTCCCACTTTTGGAAGAGCTGGTTCCTTATCTTGTTCTTCAGCAGGACGTATTTCATCGCAAGTTCCTGGGAGTCGCGGTCTTCATAATCGTATTTGTAGTTTCCGTTTTCCCACCTTTTCTCCGACTTGCCGAAATAGTACTCATATCCTGGGATTTTTAGGACATAGTCACCGCTGTTTCCCCATCTTTTCAGTGTGTACAGGATGGCGAAGTACATGTTTGAATACGGACCGCTGTCAGTACCCCATCCGAAACGCATGCCCTTGTTCCCGTTTCTCGGAAAAGTTGAGAAGTTGTAGCAGTCTTTTGAAGGTTCCTTTTCTTTAGAGATAGTTTTCACGACACTGTCCATGTAATGCCACCCAAGTTTGTCTGAATTTCTTTTCAGTGTGAGACAAAGAATGTCCATGTCCGAAAATCTTCTTCTCCACCGTTTATCCCACACATAGACATGCCCGGTCTCATCATCCCTTTCAAAAGAATACCGACTTTTCAGTTCATAGTAAAAACCGGTGAGGTGAGCGTTCATTTCCGAGTCCTGGAAATAGTATACCAAATCCTTTATGATTTCTTGGACCCTTGACCCTATTTCTTTCCTTTCAGCATATACATTCCACTCTTTCCTGTTTCCGTTGTCATTGACGAGGTGGGTAAGTTCGTGCATGAGATTTCCAATGAATTCTTCATTATCTGCGGAACTCCCATAAAACATATCGTGCGGGAGGTACAGATGATACCCCCAGTTACTATGCCCAAGTGCGGCAAATGCTCCTCGTATGTCCTTGTATATGACCTCAAGCCGGTTGCAGTCTTCCGGTATCGGGCAATCGGAATATTTCTCAAGAAGTCTCCTAGGAATATAGAAAACAGTGAAACAACTCCTCCAACGTCTTAACTTTTTCCGGAATGTCAGGGTTGTGCAAACCATGTCGCATCTTTTCAATATATACCTTGCAAGAGCCTCCATCCCGGTAGGAACCCCCATCCGTTCGTCAACTCTCGCTTTCTTTGGTGTATGTTGAAACGATGCCTTGCCCATACTACAAATTAGAAGTCTCGTTCACCCCTCTCGTCCCTTCTCCTTTCATATTCAATGTCAGGGTCAGGTCCGTCGTCATAGTCATCATAATCAAACTCGGCGCTCTCGACGTACTTATCATAACCCTTGAAGAACGCGTTACGCAGGTTGTTGTCCTGGATTTCCTCAATGGTCTCGTAAAGCCCTTCGTCATCGTCAATCTCGAAGTCGTCGCTTTCCGGCTCGTCATATGACCCGTTCGTGTGCGACCATACCGCAGTGACCTTGTAGTCGTTCTTTGCGATTTCCTGAACCATAGGGTCTCTCATGGCCTGGTTCGGGTTCATATTCGCCATGAAGTTCCCGAGCACCTTCTCAACGAAGTCACGGCCGTTTACCATCAGCATACCCCTTGACTTGCTGTACCTTCTGTTTCTTGCTGGGAAGATATAGTTTTCGTTGACGAGCTTTTTGACTGCCTCATATACCATAGCCCGGATGTCGGACTCGGTAATTCTCATTCTTGCCATCGTAATACAATTTTATGCTTATAAATAGTGCCTAAAATCACTTTATCAGCCACATCAGGGCGTCCGTCTGCGGATTTCCCCTTCCTCTCTGCGGGTTGTTGGTGTAGAACGGCATGGTGTACTTCGGGCGGGCGTCAACTTCCTCGTTGTAGCTTTTCTCGCCCATTTCCTTCTTCGCCGTCAGCATAGCGGTGTTCACCCAGGCCTTGAGGAACGCGGCATCCCTCTCCATGGCTTCCTTCAGCTTACCGAGGGAGTGCTTCATAACGAACATGGCCATCGCAAGGCAGGTCAGGGTATCGTCGTGACAACCGTCCATGTGGTCAATCCTGGCGGCTTCTCCCTTGTAAATCCAGGTTTCCAGCTCCTGTATCACCCTCTTGGACCTAATCTTAATCTGGTTGGTCTTCACCATGTTAGCGAAGCTGGTCAACATTTGGAAACGAACGGACTGCGAGTGGAAACCAGGGAGCTTGCCATCCGGAGTAAGGTTCAGACTCGTCGCCTCCCGCTGGATAGTATAGGTCTTCAGGTTCGGGTCATCGTAGTAAAGGTTCTGATAGCCAAGTCGTTGCAGGGTAAGTATGCACGCGTCACCGGTTCCGCCGATGCAGTCCACGGTACAGAATGCCTCGCCGTACATGTTCCCGTAATGATAGGCCATCTCACCGATTTCGTCGCCGGTTCTCTTCCCGTGATATTCAAAGACCTGCTCTATACAAGGCATCCCGTTATCGTCAATGGCGTCCATGTCACAGATTTCAATGGCTGTACGGTCGGCGGCATCACCACGGGAACAGTCAATGCCCATGATGTACCTGTGTCCCGGTATCGGCCACTTCCACAGCCAGGTCTCCTCAACGAACGGGTCACGGTATGTCGGGTCCGGGTCTCTCATGTTCAGTTTCTCCTGCATCTCAATGAATTCCGGAGCCACGACGTTGGAAGCGGAACCGAGGAACGAGACATCCAACTCCTGTGCGATTTTCTGCTCGTCGTTGTTGAACTGCTGGCACATGCGGATATACCAAGGGGAACGCGGCTTGTAACCGGCTTTCTCCATATCGTCCCAATGCTCCTGGTCGAACTTGACATTGCCCTTCTTATCCAGGTAGTTCTCCTTGACAATCTCAACATCTCCGGTCTCGGGATTCTTCCTATACCATTCCAGGAACTTGTTGTAGCGCGGGTCCTGGTACCATTTCAGCTCAACAAGCTCAAATCCGTTCCAGTCCACGGTGCCCTTGAGCGCGGCCCTACGGCAGGTCTCGTAGTAGAGAAGGTCCTTACCGTTAGGGGTTGAAATCATAATCGTGTGTCCGCCGGTTGAAATCGTAGGCAGGGCCGAAGCGTACACATCGGCACCGTTTTCAATGAACGCGGCCTCATCAAATATCAACCAAGTAACACCCAGATAATCAAATAGTTATAACATTTAGTTAAACTATTCATAAAGGTTTTTTATCCTTTATCCTATCCTTTTCAGAATAGCTGGCGTACATTTTCATCCATTAAGGATGTCCCATACTCTTGGAAGGGTTATATTTATTCACCTTCTACGCTCTACGGTGTCCCAGAGCCTTTCGCAATCTCTGGTCTTACCTCGGTATTGCCTTGTCTTACGATTTAGGTTTCACCGATTTTACGGGATTTCATCATTGCAACTTACGCTGCAAGTCGGCAGTGTTGTTTACCGACACCACGGCTAGCGTTCGGGCCAGATGACCTAGCCACAACCTTACAACCGTTTTTTAATTTAAGTTCTTTTGAATTACAAATGTCAAAGATTACGTTCGTGTTTTCCGGAGGAGCCATCATGTCATACCCAAGGTCAGCAAACTCGTCGCCCCACATCCACAGTGGGAACTGGAGCAAGAAGTCCTTGATTTTCGTGAGCATCTGCTGTGCAAGGTCAAGGGTGTTTCCGATGATAAGAACTGTTTGTGGAGATGCCGGGTCCGCCAAACACATTTCACAGCCAATGAAAGCACCGCAAGTTGTTGTAATACCGGCCTGCCTCGGCTTGGTCGTGACAACACTATTCGCGTTTCCAAGAGTTGCACAAAGGTCTTTTTGTCTGGGGAACAAAAGATATTGTACATCTTTTTTTTGTGTAGCATCATATGTTTTGAGGAAATGCTCAATCATATAAATGCGCGTCTTGTCCATTAAACATTTTACGTACTCTTTACGAAGGTAATCAAAATCAATAATTTTTTTTGGTTTTTTAGTATTCATAATATAAGTACTTATTTATAAATAGGTTTAAAAAAGAAAGTTAAATCAGATGCCACCAAAGTCAAACACAGAAGAATTCATAAGGAAAGCCAGGATGAAACATGGTGATTTTTATGACTATTCAAAAACCGAGTATAACGGGAGAAGCGTTCCGGTGATTATTATATGTCCAGAACACGGCGAATTTCTTCAAACCCCACACGACCATTTAAGCGGAAACGGATGCCCAAAATGTGGTTTATTGAAAAGAGCCCAAAAACACAGGTCAAACACCGAAAAATTTATAAAAAGAGCAAAAGAAATCCACGGAGATACCTATGACTATTCAGAAACAGAATATACCGATGCGTCTTCTCCGGTAACGGTTATATGTAAAAAACATGGGTCATTTTCAATAAGGCCACATAATCATCTTCGTGGTCAAGGTTGTCCATTATGCGGTAACGAAAAGAAGGGAGCTTACAGAAAAGTCTCCCTTGAAGATTTTATCAGGCGGGCTAGCGAAAAACACCATAACAAATACGACTATTCTCTTGTTGACCTTAAAAATACCTGGTCAAAGGTTGATATCATTTGTCCGGTTCACGGCGTTTTCTCTCAAAAAGCAAACGACCATCTTCGCGGAATAGGGTGTCCGGAGTGTGGAAAACAGTTTGGCATTTCCGAAAAAGAGGTCTTGAATGCATTACAAACAAAATATGGAAACGTTGAATATCAAAAAGCATTTCCTTTTCTAAAATCAAGGACCAGTAGTCAGACCGTAGATTTTTTTCTCCCGGATTACAACATCGGTATTGAATATCAGGGAGACCAACATTTTAGGGCGAAAACAAGATTTGGCGGAGAGGCTGAATATGAAAAAGTAAAAGACCGAGATGCAAGAAAGTTTCAAAAATGTGAAGCAAACGGCATCAAAATGTTCTATATCAGCTTTGAAAAACAGCTACCCACCGATTACTTCGCTCCGATATACACCAGTTTCGATGACCTTTCAAAAGCAATAGATGAATATATAACTAACAGTCAGTCAACACAACTTAACGAAGAAGACTTAAAACGGATTATTAGAGAAACACTTAAAAAACTATTATAAAAAAACAAAAGCCGGGGTTTCCCTCGGCTTTAGCTTGTTATTCAGTATGTTACGGTCTTGGGAGGGTTCCGGTCGTACCATCAGGAGCGGTGAACCTGACTTCTTCAATGGTATCATCCTGGAGAACCCAGTCACCTTCCCAGTTGAATCCGGCGTCGGCTTCGAATTGCCAGGTTTCCCCGTTCTCGTCCACTACTTCGGCATAGACAAAACCGTCGCCCCAGCCACCATCGACATCGTTAACTTCTTCTTCCCAGTCAACGCCCTCGTCATAGAGCTGCTGTGCCTTTGCGACGATAGGGTCGTTTGGGCCTAAACCCTTCTTAAGACCGCCTTTCGATGATAACCCAAAATCATCTGGCCCGAGAGCTTCCTTCATGACCTTCCTTACGCTCTCCTTGATTAGTTTGCGGAGCTGTGTTTCGTTTATTCTCACTACGTTCTTTTTCATAAAAAATTCTTTTATAACTTTATTTTAGTATCCACCATATCTTTTAACACCAACCGGTCATTCCGTTAGGTGCTTCAAACTTGACATCGTAGTCGTCATAAACCTCCACAATCTCTCCGTCATCAACCATACCACCGGCCCAGAAGCCCCACCATTCTCCGTTCTCGTCCTGGGCTTCGCCATAAATGCCCGCCTCGGCACAATGGTAGTCAATCCGGTCGGTAATTTCGTCAACCTCCCAGTTATCAACCTTCTTTACGAGTTCCTTTGCCTTTTCTATTATTTCAGGGTGTTCGTCCCTTACCGCCTTCTCAATCGCACTGTCAAAATTGTGCTCATGCTGGGCGAGGGGTCGTTTGTCTTTCGGATGAGTCAGTCCATACGGCTGGAAATATCCTGTTTTTTTTCCGTCTTTGTCGACGATAGGGGTATAATATTTCTCTTTGAACTTGTCCCTTGCGCGTGTCAACATATCATAAGATATTTCACCAAGGCTCTCTTTCATGACCTTCCTTACACTCTTCTTGATGAGGTTGCGGAGCTGTGATTCACTCAGTCGTATCTTGTTCTCTTCCAGGAACTTGCCCTGATTGGTAGCCCACCAGCCGTCGGAAGCACCCTGTCTTCTTGCACCAGGGTTTCCATGTCCACCTCCACGTTCGTCCCTTTCAATGTCGTCGGCGAAATCCATAAGGTTGTCCAGTGTGAAATTCTCACCCGGAATCTTGTCCCTGAACTGAACATAGAATTCCTGGACAGCCTTTTCAACATCGCCAATGCCACCGTGAGCGGCGTTCTTGACGCGTCTGATAAATATCTCTTTGTATTTTGGAGGCATGAGCTTGCTTTTGTTCACTTCACCCATGATAGACTCCATAATCATCTTCTTGAGTGCAGCCTCGCTTAATTTAACTCTTTTTCCCATGGTACTTTACGTATTTTGTTTATAAATATCCAGTCAAAGTCATTTATCTTGTATACAGACTATTTATTTGATGTTAAAAACATTGTATGCGTTCAGTAGGGCCGAGAACAAACCTTAAGAAGACCTACCCGAGGTGCCATTACAACTCCAAGGGAAAGTCAAAGAAACAATTTGCAACGGAGAAGGAAGCGGAGGAATATATCGCCGCCCATAAGCTTGTCGGGTATACGATTTACCAGTGCCGAGTGTGCAACATGTATCATATATCACACAAGAATAAACCAAAAGAAGACTCCGGGACTTGAAAAAACCCGGATTTTTTTGTATCTTTATAGAAAAGGACTTACTATGTGGCCGTTCAAAAAGAAGGAAAATAAGAAGAAGCCGGAGGCCGTTGTGAAAGAGGCGGCTCCGGAGAAGACCTACGCACAGTGGAAGCAGGAGTACAACCAGCTGGAAATTGAGAACTCCGAGCTGGAGGAACAGTGCGCGAAGGAAGGGCTGGACTGGATGGTTATGCTTGCGAAGACCAAGGATGTTAAGGAGAAGATGGCAAAGGCCGACAAGATGATGAGATTTCTCCAGGAACCGTCGCTGGTCTACAACAAGAAGTGGAACGGTGTGAAGATGGAGCTCGGAAAGTTCGTTGAGCTGTCCATCGGCAAGGAGATGTTTGACCGGGACGGAGAAGGCTACTATGCTACGGAAACGGCCAAGACCGACATCATCATCCGGCCGAGCGACATTATCGAGAACATCTACCGAAAAGACTTCCCTTATGTGATTTGGTTTCCGAATAAGGAAGTGTGAAAGACAAAAAGCCTCGCATTCGCGGGGCTTTTCCTTTTAATGAGCGTAAAAATTAGGGAACTATTTACCTGTTGTCCACGAAATC